ACACCTGTTGCACCTGTTGCACCTACAGGACCAGCTACACCTGTTGCACCTGTTGGTCCTACAGGACCAGCTACACCTGTTGCACCTGTTGGTCCTACAGGACCAGCTACACCTGTTGCACCTGTTGCACCTACAGGACCAGCTACACCTGTTGCACCTGTTGCACCTACAGGACCAGCTACACCTGTTGCACCTGTTGGTCCTACAGGACCAGCTACACCTGTTGCACCTGTTGCACCTACAGGACCAGCTACACCTGTTGCACCTGTTGGTCCTACAGGACCAGCTACACCTGTTGCACCTGTTGGTCCTACAGGACCAGCTACACCTGTTGCACCTGTTGGACCTGTTGGACCTACAGGACCAGCTACACCTGTTGGACCTGTTGGACCTGTTGGACCTGTTGGACCCAAACTTCCAGATCCAAATTTCCACTCATTGATTGCAGAATTGTAAACAAGCGTCTCTTTATCCAATGGCAATCCTGACTGTATTTGTATATCATTTATAAAATATCGTGTACATTTTGGTTTATTTACTTTGAACATTTTTTTAACTAATAAATTAGATATCGTATCTATCGAAACACGACTTACTACAAAAATTGAGACGTTGGTGTCCTCTCGGTGTGATGTATGGTGGCGATAATACCTCAGTATCACATTTGTTGCAATGAATAGGGCTCATTTGTGTGATCCTATCTTTCAGTTTTTGGAATAGACCTGGAGCCAACTCCCTAGATTCCTGCATCTCCCGATGGATATTCACGACCGTTCGGTTAGGAAGTGCTGTTGGAGTCGGAACCTTTCGATCTTCAGAAGAGAATGTGGACCTTATAGGAGGGGCCTGGACGCGTCCAGGCCTCATGGATTTCCTAATGGTAGGATCATTTAATTTAATGAGTTTATAATATTTGTTTTCGATTAAGCGCCTTTTACGTTTAATCTCATTTTCAATATCTGTCTTATCCGTTGCGGGATCCTTGAAAATTTCTGGAAGAAGAGTGTATCTGTCAAGATAAATAAGTTCTTCACCCGTGTATTCGTGGTTCCTTATTCTGTCATGGTACACCTGAGGCCCGTCGATTAATGAAGATAAAAATACAAGCACGTACGATATTTTACGGGCGATGCTATAATTAGTCTCAATGAATCCAAACGATGTAATAATTGTCTCAGCATAGGCATCCAATGTTTTTGCATCATACGTTGATTTGAGAATATCATTGTCCATAATCATGCGTTTAGCCACTTCGAAGCCTATTGAAGTGATAGGTGTGAATTCATTGATCCAGTCTGATTTAGACGCATTGTACATGTCCTCTGTTTCAACGATAAGATCGTTGTTCGTAGTTACATAAGCGACTTGGCCTGGAGTAAATGATCTCTTGTCGTTGCATACCATCCTGTACCAAGCCATATTAACCCTATACCAGCCATCCTTTATTTCTTCGGGAATAGTGTACTGAGGATCGGCGCCTTTTAGGGCAAACCCTCTAATGATTTCGTTTGTTAAGAATGGGAACATCCATGGAGCGCGTCTGTATTCGCGCTCGCATTGAGACAAAATTTCATCAAGACCGAACATTGGCATGGGTCGTTGAGTTGGAGATTCATTACGATTACGTCGCATTATATCTACCATCTTTAATGATTTGGGTTGAATACCCGGTTCCCTCCGTTTACCTAATGGAAGAGGGATTGCTTTTCGACGCATAATCAATTCTTTCATGTTTTCGATGCGAGCTTGCACGTCTGGACGTTTCTTAAATTCGTCAAAGAAGATCGTGATGTAAACAGAATCGCTATCATCATAGTCAGAAAAGAATGTCTTTACTAACGAAGAAGGGATGCCAGATTTGAGAATGGAGAACATTTTGACCATATTTCTGTCCAAACTGTTGGTGTAATCTGGCATTTCTCTGTAAGCAGTCCATCTGGCCTCTGATGTAAATTCATCAATCGCGTCACTTAACTCGTCTAAGTTCATAAGTTTGAATGGACGGAAAGGGTTTCGTTTATCCATTAAGCGATGTGGCCGAGCAGCTGCACGTCTGTTTGCATTACGGTTTGCAATCTGAGCCGCCTTTCCGCGGAGCTTTTTCTGTTCATTCTTTTTTTTAATCAGGTTCAATACATTATCTGCCATTTTATTTAGCCACAATAATTCATAAGAGCGTTTAGTTTACTATAATTTCTCATTCTAAAATAAAAATGTTACTGACAGAATACCGCATTAAACTACCCATCCCAATGAGTCGTTATCAGATAGCTCAACTTTACACTACTATAGAAATGTCAAAGGCATACACATTTGCAAATCAAGGCGTAGAAATCTTAGAGAACACCGTTTCCGATTCGCCATATCTACCAAATCAAATACGCCAGAAAAATAAGATCCATATTCAACATACTGTGAAACGGTATTACTTACCAGATTCGCTCGTGTCGTCAGTCGGTCTGGTTAATTGTGTACTGAGAGGGATATCTTTCAATGGAGGGTTAAATATGAGGACTACTGTAACAGCTGAAAAGGGTGTAAGTGGTGAATTCACAGTAGATACGGTTTGCAAACAACTAGAGTCAAAAGACGAAGATAACGTCTTCAAATTACCCAATGCTATTTTAGGTAAAAGGTCTGTTGTATCTATAGATATCGTAAATGACACCCCATCGGACGCAAAACATGATGAAGATCCGAGGAAGGTATTGGGATTAAAGAATGATTGGCAGGATTCGCTCACGTCTGAGTCTTCGATGATTGTGTATAAATTAGTGTTAATACAAAACACGGACAAGAAGATTGAGTCTCTTATAATGGACACTTTACAACAGACATTCAATCTGTTTCACAGGAAGCTAGTATGTTCCCAAGACATGTGGATAATGAAATCATTGGAAGATATCAGGACTATGGAGGTCGAAACGAAAGTTATACTTGATCAGAAACGTGACCAAAGCGAATAGGCCAAACATTCTAATCTCTATGTTTCTAAAAATGACAAAATATTTTGTCATTTCATTTTACCGGTATAATATAAAACCTTTTGAGTTCATGGGTGCAAATAAAAAGAATGATACGATTCCAATGCATATAACCACCAGTGGTATAATTATCCACAATTTCCATTGAGACAGTTCTGAAGAAACTGTCTCAATTTGAAAGATTTCACGAACTTTATCAGGAGTTGCTTCATAGAAAGCATCGTCTTTTGACCGCTTGATCGATTTTAGTTTCATTTCGCTGATCTCAGCAGGTGTCACTTCAACGGGAGGTGAAGTGCATTTGAACATAATGATACCGCCAATGTTCGCAGTTCGCCCAACGGAAAAAAGGGAATCGATCTGACCTCCCAGTCTATTGAAGGGGTACATTGCTATTTTGAAGTATCCTTCATTTCCAGCATTGAGCCCGTATGAATTGCGACAATGCCAGTACGGTACATCTCCGAATTGACCATCAGCGTGTTCAATGTTCTTCGAAACACCCCATCCCATCACAGAGACGGCATGGAAGCCTTTGATTGTACCTATTATTGTATTCCAGGTCATTGATGTCATATCTGGAGTATAGTTACCATTTTCAAAGTATACACCTCCGTTGATTTCGTTTCCGTATATGAGAAACTTGTTAAAATTGGAATATATGGCAAATGATCCAATGACTGGACCGTATTGAATGATGTGTTTTTTAACCATAGTCTTGTAAACATTTCGGAACTGCCCCCCGTTGTGAATCAGTTCTCCTGGTGAGTCGAATTTGTATCTATACTTACGACTCTTGTTGAAGTAACATCCACATGTGGATGGAACGTTTTTATTAAGTAGGTCAAGATAACCCACTGTGAACTCATCTTTTCCATTCTTGTTTGTACACCATTTTTTATCCTCAGTGCACCAGGAATAATCGATACATGTCTGGTCCATTACTCCCGATAGAGATAGTTGTATCGATATTTGTGATGGGTTGCCACCGTTGCATGGAGTGCCATTACCGAAACAAGCCATAATAGAGGTGGCCGACACATTAGGGGCCCAAGATACAGCTCCTGACACAACATGACAATCCGATAAGATTTGTGCGAGCGTGACAGCGTAACATGAACCGCATAAGTATTGATCTCTCACCCCGTCTATTATATTTTTCTTCCGACGAACTATAGATGAATCATCTATAGTTGGAATACCCCATGAGAACGTTTCTGGGATCTCATTTACGACATTTCTGAACATAATAGAAAGAGGATTGAGAAGTCCCCGTGGAATATCGGCCTCCTTAATGAATTCGAAGTTGCGTATATCTGTGTTGTAGGGAGCTATGAAGATAGTCTTCACTTCTCGCCCCACTCCCGTCAAGAATTGTCGCCGGGGATTAAGGGCGTCATGTTTTATACCAACGTCTTCGTATACTTCAACAGTTTGATTAGTTCGAATATGTTCGTAGTTATCCATTTTTATTTCAAAATATTTTCGAAGAGAACGTCACATGAGTATGATTGGTTTCAGTATTTCCAACGGAGGTGGGACCCAAAACGGATCCCACCTAGTGATTCTTTTAGAATTTCCAAAGGAGGAGTAATCCAAATGTGATGAGTTTATACCGAGACCCCAATGTATACGATTATAACACTTCATTTTAAATAATCGTCATATCAGTGATGAAGACACCTAAAAACTTTCTTTGTAACACAAAATGAATGATTTGATAAAACCTATTGGATATCTTGAACGTTCCGACTTCTCGGATTCTGGAGATTTGATCGGAATGCTTGGAAACAAACCCGTTTTTGTGATGATCCAGGGGAGCTATTGTGGTGGATGTAAAACTGCTAAACCAGACTTCCAAAGACTGGCAAATGATGGCGCAGTGACATGTATGACCATCCAACTGGATGGAGAACAACAGAGTGAGAAGGATATACAATCATCAGGAGTACTTAACAATATTTACCCAAATTTACAAACTGTCCCTAGTTACGTTCTATACGTAAACGGCAGTAAACGAATTCCTTATAAAGATAACGATAGATCATTCACCGCAATGAAACAGTTTGTTCTTCAATACATTTAATTAACGGATTCATTACTCCGGAGTAATGAATCCTCAAGCAATACTATTCTAATTGCTTTTACTAATATACCTTAACTTTAATAATATCCTTCTTTTTTACTGATCATTATTGCAACAATAATAACCACCAACACGAGAAGAGCGACGGCAATAATCCAAGGAGTGCTGAGATATTCCTTAATTGTATCCATCATGCCAACGGTGTATCCGTGAGGAAGTAATGGAGTCCTACTCTGTGTATGAAAACGAGGAGCCTCTTCATATGAGGCTCCCTGGGGGTATGAAGCTTCCTGGGGATATGAGGCTTGACCGTATGGACTGTTCTTATAATACATTTTTGGTTACATAGGAAAATATTTCGAATACACGACGACATTAAAACTGAATCATAACTAACAGAATTATTACCAGTATGATAGATAGTATCTCATATTTGTATCGTTTTATAAACTCTAGGAACGTCGTATTTACAGGAGGGATAGGAACTACGTCAGGGTTAACAGTCGGTATGATGGGTTTTGATGGATGTTTATCGAATTGGCACACGATATCGTTCTGAACGTTGTCAATGGAGACATTTCCGTCCTTAATTATGTCGAACAAGACTTGACATAATTTATCAGGACATGAAGGATTAACGAGATGCGTCGGGACTAGGTACTTGCCCGATTTGTTGGCACAAGCCGTGTACCAGCAACCATCGTTTATCGAGTGAGCACCCTTCATTGCTTGGTATGAGATGTTATCTGCTCTGTTGATGCATTTACAGTCGTCGGTGTTGTTACGTAGACAATAGTTCTGAATCGTAGCGTCCTGGATGTGTGCCGGTTCTTTTTCGAACCACATCCTGCATTCGTTACCTCCTTCACCTATTGATTTGAGACGGCTACATTCCTTCATTCCTTTTGGACAGGTGTTAACCTTCTGGGTGCAGTACTTGGCTTGTACGTCGTTGTTTTCTCCAAATTTATCCTTGTACGCATTTACCTGTGTTCGAGTGTCTATCTTATCAAAATTGTAGGTACATTTGAGGTTGGGCGCCTTCTCATCCCAACCATAATTAAGGAGAGGATCCTCTCCTTTTGAACTACGACCTATCTCACATTCATCTCTGTCGGGTTGAACGCACCGGGGTTGTGGACGGCATAAACCCCCACAACAAGTATCAGTGCCTATTTGCCAGTCTGCTACGTTTTTCGTTATATGACAAGGAACCCAAGCGCTATAAATGGAACAGTGGAAACATTTACATGAATCTGCTCCTGGTCGATACTGATGTTTTTGACTTGTTTGGACTATGCGCCCTACTATATGTTCTCCCATTGTTTTTAGTATCCGAGATAGAATTAGTATCCGGGTGTTAAGAGTAGAGGTGGGACCCGAATTGGGTCCCATATGACATGTTGTGGGAGGTTGTATTATCCGAATAATCTCATCTTGTAGAATATAAATATAACTATCGTACAAGATATGATTAAAATTAAGAACAATGCATTATTTCCTTTGGGTAAGAGGCTTTGTATATTACCAGGGTCGAATTCTCTACCATCCACTTCAATATTTAGGATGTTACGTCTACTAATTTCACGTACCTTCTCAGGACCCGCCATATAGTACGCATCGGACCTCTGTTTGTTAATGTTTTCTGTGTATTTACGAGATATCTGCTTCAAGTCAGCCGTCTCTGGACGTGTTGTTCCACGAATGAGGATCATGGACCCAACAGGGCCTCCTATTTCAGTCATGACTTGCTTGTCAAATTGAGCAATCTTGTTGAATGGGTACATAGCTATCTTGAAGTAACCTCCAGTGTTACCCCATTTATCACCCCAAGAGTTTCGACAATGCCAGTATGGAACATCTCCGATTGTGTTATTATCGTATTCGATGTTTTTGGCGACTCCCCAACCCACGATACTGATTGCATGAAGACCTGCAACCTCTCTCGTCATTTCATCTCTGAATCTCAGTTTACCTCCATTGTATCTATTATAATCGGCTCGATCAAAATACACACCCCCGTTCAAATTGGGATCAGTGAAGTTACCGGTAAAGAAATTTTTCAGAACCACGTACCCGCCAATCACTGGGCCGAAATCAAGGATATGACTCTTAACAGTATTCCTGAAGACGTCAATAGGGGCATCTCTGTTAATGAAGAAAACATCACTGCCTGGGTCAAGTTTGTACATGTATTTCTTTACCCCGCCGTAATAACAACCACATGGTTTAGGGATGTTATTATTCAGTTTGGTTGCTAATGTTTTAGCGTCAAAATGACGAGAAGACGAAACACTTTTGCATGTTTCGTTGTCTCCAGAACACCAGGAATAGTCAATACATGAAGTATCAGCAACTCCTTCATGTTCCAGCAAAGGAGCAATTGCTGCTGGATTACCTCCCAAGCACATCTTATGATGCTTTCCCATTGGTATGCATGACATGAGGTAAGTAGCGCTGATGTTTGGAGACCAACCCACTGCTCCGGATACCACGAAACAATCACTCATAGTATCCGCAAAAGAGACGGCCCAACAAGAACCGCAAGCATGTTGTGTGCTTACTTTATGGATCAAACTTTTTTTAATTAAGTCCAATGGACTATCGTGAGATGTTGGGATTGCCCATGAAAAGTTCTCATGAACATGTTCATGAGTATGCAGTTCACGGGGGTGATGTTTTCCCGCATGTTCGTGTTCACGAGGATTATAATCGTATTTGACCGACCCGTGTAAGGGCAATTCCTTTGAGAACCTGATGTCTGTATTAAGAGGAGATATGATGATGTATTTATTCTCTTGATTAACACTCCCAGTAGTAGGATTTGATGAAAAGTCCTCCTTCACGATTGCATAGGGATGTGAATGTGAATGACCTTCTGCTTCACTTTGTGAGGGGGTATGAAGAGGCAGGAAATCACTGAAACGGATGTCCGTGTTAAGGGGTGGGATGATAATGTCATCTGAAAACTGTTCCTCGATGGTCCCGTTCATGTTGGTGATCGAGTCTTCATGTATCACTATGGGAACTTGGTTTTTGAGATATTGAGATAATTCATCATCCTCTGTAAAATTTTCCCGAATTCTTATAGGTTTTCTAGAGTGAAGATAGTCTTCCATATTTTTATATAGTGGAATTTTTTCCACAGAAGTAACTTATGCACCATGTACCATGCGTGATCGGAGATGAAAACAGGGTTATAAAAATAATAAAGGAAAATAAAATGGACTTTTATTCTATGACAGTACCCGCGTTAAAAGATATTGCACGAACCAATAACCTTAAGAACTGGTCTAAACTCAAGAAGATAGACCTCATACAATTCCTTATCGACAATGGTTGTGGGGGGGCGAACTCTCGCCCCCCTTCAAGAGGAAGGAGTCCTAGTCCTTGCCTCCCTGAATATGGAACATGCTGTTGCTGTGGTGGACCATGTAATCCATGCTCTCAGACCTGTGGTGCATGTCCTCGCAATGGAAAATTAATCGCTTGGAATATTAATCAAGCAAGTGGCTCAGATCTTAAGCCGAGTCCCAAGAGACGTCCCAGGACACCGAGTCCCAAGAGACGTCCCAGGACACCGAGTCCCAAGAGACGTCCCAGGACACCGAGTCCCAAGAGACGTCCCAGGACACCGAGTCCCAAGAGACGTCCCAGGACACCGAGTCCCAAGAGACGTCCCAGGAGTCCTTGTGAGCCTTGTGAGCCTTGTCCCGAGACGAATAAACCATTTGGTATCGGTAGACTGAAAAAGAATAAATGTGATAAAAACTTGCGTAAAGATGTGGTTGCGGCTGCCGAAGACTACGGTATTGCCATCAAAAAAGATGGAGGAAAGAATAAGACAATCAAGGAACTATGTGCTGAAATGGAACTCTTGATAGAACAACAACCTCAGAGATCCTCTAATCTCAGGCCTAAAACTAGAACCCCGTCGCCTGTTTTAGGGGCTGTAGGCCCCGTAATAGGAATGGCAAGACCCCCAACACCGCCAATTATCGATGATGTCCCCGAAGGTATTGTCCCAAGAGCAGTCGTGTATGCACTTACAAACATTAATGAAACGATGAGAAAAATAGATCTATTGAAACAGAAAGTTGTGTCTAAGGCTAAATTGGTAAGATACGCTGAGGAATTTGGGATCAAAGGCAAGTCTTTAACAAAAGAAGTTCTTCTGAATAGGATAATAGCTGCCCAGATCGCTCGTCACATGCCTGTCGTGGATCGGGCTATTGACGAGGAATCCTTGGCTATCTCCGATGAGATAACTGACGGCGTATTAGATCGAGTAGAGGCATCAAGAGAACAACTACCGAGTAATGAAGATATTCAGACCGTAGTCAAACAACGTATATCAACTGGGGAGGATGTGACCCCGATCTCCGTTGCTGATGAAATCGTGTCCGAGAACCGGATGTCTTCTCGATCCAGACGAGATCACAGGATTTCGTATCGTTCTTCATCTTCAAGACCATCTTCAAGCTCTTTCGTATCAACCCGAGGATCATCCGCTGACAGTTTTTTGTCTTCGCGTTCCATGTCAGACAGTGTTAGATCTAGTATCGCGAGTAGTATATCTATCGCTGACAGTATCAGTAGTAAGGTTGCTGAAGATATCTTAAATGAAGTAGTTGATAAAACAGAAAATTCGTCAGTTAAACGCGTGATAGGTGAAGTAATTGCCCAAGACTCAACTCTTAATATAAAACCCGATATATTGGAAGAAATTGTCAGTGACGAACAAGCTCGTGAGGCTGTCAAGAGTGTTGTTTCTCGCGCTGCCGATAAAGGTCTTGTTTCCGAAGGTGAGAGAGATGATATATTACAACCTTTGAGGGATGACGCAATTGCAGGTCCATCAGGGTTAACTAAGAAGTCTACTGGAGCACGCCCTAAAGAACGAATATCCACGAAGACACCTGCTTCACAACGAGCGCCTATCAGGAGACATATTAAAGGCGAACAGGATATTGAAAATTTACTCAGAGAGATCCAAAAACCAGAGAAAAGTATCAGTAACATGCCTATGATTCAAACTAAAGTATTTAGGTGCCTGGGTCTTATAAATTAACAACATCAGTATAAATTAATAGTTACTAAACTAGTTTATCAGGAACTCATAATCCCTAGGGATTATGAGTTGAGTTTTAGTAACTAATCGTTTATTGGGTTCCTATTAAAAATCACTATTGGTAGTATCAAATTCTTCTATCACAAGCTCTCATGATAATTGTATGCATGAAGATGGATGTCATTGATACCTCTTTAAAAATGATTTCTAGGAGTATGAGAATACAAAAAGAATCAAGTGATGGATGCTTATACTAAGATTATAGATTCTCTTTTGGATCAATTGAGCTCAGAAATGGAAGAGGATAAGATATGGCTTTGGAGTTTTGTGTATAACGACATGGATGGAGAGGATGACCCCAAAGCTATCGAAACGTACATCGAAACTGTAATCAAAGAAGGAAAAATTGGATGGAATCATGCCTGTTTCGAAAGCGCCAAGCAAAGTCAACAAGACCAGGACGATTATACCCTTAATCCATTTGAAGCAGAAGAGGGAGTAGTCGAGTGTAAGAAATGTGGTAGTTCTAAAGTATACTCGGTCTCGGTACAAACACGAGCGGCCGATGAACCCATGACAACGATGGCCCAATGCACGATATGCAAAACAAAATGGTCATACAATGGTTAAATTCAACATTAATTTTCATTTTATTACCCTACAGGGTAATAAAATAACATTAGCTATGCAGATCTGGGTAACTATACAAAATCTTCAGGTTGCATTTGAAAGGCTTCAGGAAACTATCATCATCATAGAAAATGCAAACATTAACATTAACATTTATGTTGATCATTCTCTTCATAATAGTTTTCATGACCGCCTGGTACATCAATGCAAAGTATGAGACATACCTGGAGAACGAACCCACTGTCACGAGATTGAAAAACAGGTTATCCCCCGTGTTTCCCGAGCTTAAATATGTGAAGATTATGAAAGGGGATTCTTCGTATACGATTAACAAGCAAAAAATTTATCTCTGTACAGAGGCTAATGGAGAGGTTTACGATGATAACATGCTAACATACGTGATGTTACATGAGTTGGCTCACACAATGTGTCCCAGTATCGGCCATGGCAAACAGTTCGGGGATATCTTCAATACATTGCTGAGACGAGCTGAACGACATAAACTATTTGATCCACGTAAACCGAGGGTCGAGAATTACTGTAAAGTCAAATAATTAAATATCCAAAGTAGTGTTTTACCCATCAAAGTTAAATGAAAGTTAAAATTTAAATACGACTTGAGGAACTTACAAAAATATCTATCTAATACAAAACAAGTCACAATGGCAGGAAATATAAGTCTTGAAGCATCAATTCGTACATGTAAGATTGATCCAGCGTACGCCTCAAAGGTCCAGAGCGATCGATTCCTCAACCCTGGGAACATGGTCTGTCCTATTTGGAATGGATACGAAAGTGCTGGTCGACCAGCATGTATGAATTCATTTAATACAAAGAACGCAGGTTGCAACAGTGCAGAAGATCGTGTATTTGTAGAGAATTACCAACGACCTCAGTACGTTGAGTATGTCAATTTGAGCAATTCCGGTATCATGGGTGAGTTCTATGGACCCACACCCCCACACTCCATGACTCAATGGTCCCAAATGAAAGGATCCTCAGATCTTCACGCAATTAATAACATATCAGGCAATTACGGTCTTCAATTCGGATCCAATGTTTTCCCAAATTGCGGCGTCCATGCATATACAAGAGGTATGCAGCAGAACTCCGAAGCAATGAGAAAATTATCATCATACAACCAAGCTTACAAGTCCAATTATATGAAAAACGTATCAGGATGTGGTGGTTAACTTGGTTCAATTCGTAGTAAAAATTATCTGAATAAATATATTTTACTACTACGTTGTAGTGCAGGGTCGTACCGCTTATGATCTGATGTACACTCTGGATAGCACGGGTAATTAGTCTTGACACCCGTTCTGAAGCAATGTTGAGGATATGCATGTCCTGTTGTGCCTTTCCAATAAGGAGGTTGTCGTTCCAATCGTGGTCTGAATCCAGCTTCTCGTTCTACTACAATTGGAAGATCGGACATGTACTCACCCCGAAACCAGTCTGGATACGGAAAGTACGATCTTCCATCCTGTGTAATGATGTTCGTCTGAGAGTAGCGAAATGGAGTGTCACTGTTCTTCAGTATCTTCGCCTTAGCCATTAGTACTTGATTCAAAGTCATTTTACTTACAAAATAAAATCATTTACTGCCTGTTTCATACACGCGAATTGTTCACAATCTTCTTGGGACAAACAAAATGGTGGAACAAACATTGATGATATCTAGTCCAGGAGTCCAACCGTTTGGACTCTTGAGTAACAAGGCATTGGTCGAAATCAAGGTGGGACAGCATGCTGTCCCAAACCCCAAGTACAGTTTTAAGCATGGATCCTGGAAGACTGTAACTCAATACGTATATGTTAACATGTTCAAGAATGAAATAGTCAGGCATCGTATGAGTGAGATGTTGGCTCCCAACCCCTTCGTCAACATGATGAATCTTCGCGAACAGGAAGATATTTCCGTTTACAACACGGAAATTGTTAAGGGTCTAAATCAGAGATTCAAGCAACGAGAGGAATTGAGGACGAGACTGTATCAGACAAGAGGTAAACAACTTGTGTACGACAATAAAGAAATCCTTACTGTTCTTAATAATATTCGTCTTCAAAATCGACAGGTTGTGTATGATCCAAAACAGAATAAAGAAATCCCCAGGGTTGAAGTTCTCCAAGCGATCGCAGGGGTTGAGGAGCAAATTTTAAAGAATCCATCATCTATTCCCGACACTCTTGATTTCGTTGACCTGAAGAGGTATTCTAAACGTTATGGCTACGGGGATCTTCCCCTCAACGACGAGATCTTCCTTAACGTGAACTATATTGTACCTATTTTGAAACACAGGTTAAGAGAGCGTTTATGGTCCAAGGATCTTCAACGCTTCAAAGATCATTTGCTTGATGTTTTTTTAGACGATACTCTAGAGGAAGAGTATCCGAACTTAGACGAGTCTGAGTACACTGAAGCGAAGCAACAGCAAATCTCCAAGGAGCCAAGGATTCATGTATATAAGGATCAATTGTACGACCTCTACGTGAAGGGTATGAAGGGTGATAAGAATATCCGTGTCCTGGAGAAACTACGTTTCACACCTGACAAGACTCTACGGGAGATTGGTCGTAATGCAAGAGAGATTGACGACAAGTTGTTAACCCCGGAAGCACATGCCGAGAAAATATATATTCAACCAGATGACCCATTCCTTCCCCATTACATAGAGGACGTGACGATGGATGGGAAGACGTACGCATCTGCTGTTCACTACGCGTATGCACGAATGATCACGAATTTGATTGAAACGGGGGAAATGCCAGGGCTTGAGACATTTGATATTAATACGGTAGATCTGAAAAACATAGTTGAGACGTACAACGCCATTAAAAAAGGTTGGATATATTATAACCTGAAAGCAAATAATGAGGTGGCTATTGGTATGAAAGTTGAGCAACATCCAATAATTGCTCATTTATTACTAGCGACTAATGGGGTTAACATTGTATGGAATGATCGGTCCGATCCTGTTTTAGGTGTTGGCGGTGATGGCAGAGGAGAGAACAATACAGGACATCTTTTTAAGTACGTAAGAGATGCATACATGAGAATTAATATACCTAACAGAATTATTTCGTCATATGGATCTATCGCGAACAACATATGGACAAATTCGTGGATGATGAGTATGGCTGGTGATTTCAAGAACACATTGATTCTAATGAAATCACCAAGGACTGCTGATTTGGAGGCTATTTATAATATTACTGGGGTAAATGGTACCCCAGGAACAGATGACGTGGAATCTCTTCATAAGACCGGTTTGAATGATGAGCAAATTGCTATCGTGTTTCCTATGATAGCAGCTTTGTACATCCCAATGAGGAGCAAAACAGAGAAAGTTTTGATGGATGATGAGGCGACTACATATTTCATGGAGAATAATTATAAAGGAAAAAAGAGGGAATTCGATAACGATTTCGGACACGCGGTAAGTAGATTAGAGAAGATATCTGACTCACTTTTGTTGGCCGATGATGTTAACAAGAGAAAGTTTGTGATGAGTATCTTAGGAAATAAGCAGACTACTGATGAAATAGATGTTCGATGGAATCGAGTGTACAAGTGGTCTCATTAGTTCATTGCTAATTCAGTAGATTCATAGGAGTTGAAAAACAGAAACGTAAAAATAACTTAACTAAGTAATACTATATCAAAATGGCGAATACACTTGTTAGCATCATAGGTTCATCTCTTAGTGATTTCTTTCAGTTCTGTGAAAGCCAGAACAATGAAATAAAAGCGACGGAGCTCAACGATCTCTTCAATCAGTACTTCTCTACTAATTGTAAGGGAGTAACGAAGAAAACGTCAAATACAGACTCCAACACGTCTGTATCGCCTGCCAAGAAAGCAACTACCAAGGAGGGCGCCCGTAAAGCGTCAGGTAAGCTTGCGAAGCCGCGCAGCGAACAAACATCTTTGGCATCATACGACCTGACTGACAACAACGTCGTAAAGTCTATAAAGCTCGTAGAATTGAAGAGCTATGCCGAAGAGCGTGGATTGAACAAGAATGGCACGAAGGCCCAAGTTATTGAGAATATTCTCAAATATGAGAATGAACAAAACGACTCACCGGTAGAGATTGAAGATGTTTCAGAAGATACAAACATCAAAGTCAAGAAGCCCAAAATTAAGGGCAACAAGCTGTGTGGACCAGCAACCAGGCACAAGATTGAAATCATAGAACGACATGATATTAGAATGATCTGGTACCGTGATGACGATGATGAGTTGTACCTCGTGATTGACGATAATGACGTTATCGTTGGATGGGTCTCTTGTGACGACGAACAAATCACAGAAGAGGGTGATAGCATCAATGTCCGAGCGTTGCAGAAGAAACACTGTGAGATGGCCAGGTTTATGGGCATGGAATTTGAATTGCCCGATAATCTCGATGCGTAAGTATATAACCGTTTACAATGTCTATTGTCTTCTACTATCATTTCATTCCCTCAGGGGAATAAAATGTAATTATTTTCTAGTTGACCTAAAAATGTCTAGTATACTTACTAATAACAGAAATGTTGGTCCGAATGTTGGAAAGGGTTACAGTTATGCTCAATTAGGAGCATATAATCAAGGATTCGGAGGTATTCGTCCGCCAGTACCTCTTACGTCAGTGTCAGGTTACTATGTTGTACCCGCGTACTCAGCTCCTGGTTACGATACGCTAACTCATGGATCCTCGTCAGGAGGTAATTACTTCACCATTAATCGGGCATATGGGTCGGGGGCGGGATCTTGTAATACTAAATACATGGGATCTCTGTGTCAATAAAATATGTTGAGTTTCTTGTTTCTATATCCCCTAGGGGATATAGAAAATAAAATGTTCACATCGCAACCCAACTGGTGAATTTACCGATGACGTTATCGTCTACGTTCATGAATGGAATACTGGTAACATCTTCCTCGTCAACGGGAAGCACTCTTATACTTTCGGTGTTAAACTTATAATGATTTGCCAATTTATCTTTGAATTTTTCTAAGATTTTGAGATGATCAAAATCTTCGTCGTCTATGCATACAGCTATGTTTCTATTTTCAAAGTCGAAAGTATTTATATATTCCTCTTTGATAGTTTGTTTGATTAGTTCATAGAAGAAATAAATATTCAGGTCTACATCGATTTTACCATCAAGTGTGGTGATATCAAGAATGTCCAGGTACATGTCTCGTCTATTATTTACGTTAATGGTACGTTTTTTGATACAGCCACAACCACATGCATTCTTCTGACAACCTATATTTTTATCTAAGAGATTAGCCGTGTAGAGGGATAGACCAGAACTGACGGGTCCATCAGGGTATGATAAAGATCTACTAAAATTAAACCAGAGAATAACCACCTTCCTCATTTTAGAAACTCATATTGGCTTTAACTCGAGTTAATTTATGGGAAGGATGTAATCTGGACATCTCCCATCGCTGCAGATGCAGCGCCATAGACTTGATGGCTCATATTGGTTTTAGCCATATCGACGCCACCAATAGTGGTATCCGCTCCACCAGATGAATTGTAAATGAGGTTCGCAAGAGCGTTATTGGTTTCGTTATTCACACCACCTAAAACGTTCATTGCTCCTTGCTGCAACACTTGGTTTATATTATTTCCAGCGGCAGCAGAAGGAATAAACCAGTTTCCGCTAATCGGTACGATAGGCAAATCGCCTCTGATAGGATCTCCTTGTCCTCTCAGTCTAGAGTTCCTGTTGGCGTACATGTACCTATCATACACGATAGGTTGTTTCATTTCGCCATCCTGTGTCATGAAAGAGGCCTGATCTAATTCAGCTACTGTATCGGTTGGCCAACCATCAACACTGCCGGCACCCACAACCTTGTTCAAAACCTGATTGTAATTCCCGTTTGCATACGCTGCCGAATAAGGATTATGCGGATCCAATGGAATTTTTGGATTCCCTAAATTCTTACTCTCTTGGAATCCATATTGAGGATTACTCTGATATCTTTCAATAGGACCACGTTTGTTGTTTGTACAGTTACTATCTCCAAACGCCGCTTTGTAAGCGGATACTGGCCCATTTGATGTCATCTCACTGAATCCCTGACTTGGGATACCTTGATCAATCGCGTAGTTTAGTGGGTCTGGAGGATTGGAATCTTCTTGAAGAGGATCTTGAGGAACCCCCATTCTGTTGTAGTTGGGAAACCTGGTCCTTAAAGCAGGACCATAATTAACATTGGAGAAACGTGGGCTGAGGATAGATTGGAAATTGGGAACTTGGAAGAAATCATGAGTTGTAGGATCTTTGAACATCTTTTCAACCTTGACCTGTCTACTCGGGATCATCCAAAAATCTTCTTTTGTTACATCACCGTGTATAGAAGCCATGTAAACCGCTGCCCCGAGAAGTACGATCAGTATAGTTGTCAATACTTGATTCATTTTTATAGAAGCGATAGAATATTTTGAAGAAGATGAGAACCAAATACGCAAATGATAAAAATGAATTTATACCACAGGTAATATATCAAAACAAACCATGAACAAACGTAAAGTAACCACTTTGGAAACTAAAGATAAAGTTTCAGTAAAGGAGACCAAGAAAACGGTCAAGTGTATTACATCATCTATAAATTTTTCGCGGGGTAAACAATACAGATGTTGGTGGTGTACTCTCCCGATTGACGCTGAACCAATCGGATGTCCTGTCAACATTAACAAAAACAAGACGTACTCGACAACTGGATGTTTCTGCTCGTTCAATTGCGTTAAAGCATACATTATCGAAAAAGAACGTACAGACGTGATGTATAAGCATAGCCATTCGCTTCTGGCTCATATGGTATGTGATATGAGAGGAAAAATCTTTCCAGTATCCATTAATCCATCTCCCGATAAGAGTCTTATGTCAGATTATGGAGGTCATATGACCGAAGAGCAATATAAATATTGTTTTGATCGCATTCTCTATACGGAAAAGGGTATTATTCAGATGTTTCCCACTACATCCTTCTTCCAAGAGGAAGAAAAGATTACTAAATCAAAACATCTTGATGAAATAAAATATGGAAAATCATAATTGTATTTGTTATCATCGCCATGTTAACACTTCTTTGGTGGAATACCGTCATGGGTAACATAGCGTATTTTGACGGTACCACTATGATTCAAATCCCTAATAATCTATTCTCTAAAGGTCGAACGAACAAACTTTCATTTGCCCTGAAATTCCCAGACGGTAACGTGAGAGATGGTATAGTCCTCTTCATAAGTGGAGTTGGAGATGACAACTTTTATATAGTCTATGTTCAAGATGGGAAACTCATCTTGAACACTAAGAATAATAAATTACAATCAATCGTTGTAGATACAAATCTTGAGACAATACAAAATTGGCGTTACTTTGAGTTTAGAATCGATGACGAATTCAAAGATGTACCTATCTACTTCGGAGGTGCTCCTACTGAGCACCTCCCCGTTAATGTTCTCGTGTTCAATGAAGCAGACCAGACAAATGCTATCCCGTTCCCTACGAATGGTTTGATGGCAAGTATCAACAATTGTTACCTCAACGATGTTAACATCAGCACAATGTTTCGGAAAGTTGCCAGAACCTACTGTTAAATCACATTACTTCTAGAAGTAATGTGAACAAATCCTAGTTGAATAGACCAGAGTATACACTCAAGTTATTTACAAGCATGACTTCATAGACGAACCCAACCGTCCCATAGTAGATATAGGAGCCACTCTACGTTGCCATAATTCAGCGTTACGTTTTCTCATGAGTCGTTCCTGAAGATCAGTCCTAAATGTGAGTGTTGATTCAGTGAAGGCGTTGTTAGCGAGTTGTCTGTATTCATCTGTATTCATCATTTTATCAGATCCGTAAGTGTTAGCCCATGGAAACACATCAACATTACTACGCGTGATGTAATTAGGCATTGTGATTGCATCTACGTCATCGTAGAAGAACTTGGGACGTCCCGTTAATTGATCTACGTAGGACCTGTAACTGGTGCCGTAACCTGTGAACCTGGGATCGTACACATTGGTGTTGTCCTGGACAACCAAATCTTCCTTAATTCGTGGAGTAGTGATCACATTCTTAGGGTCGTACATTGTGTATTTAATCATGTTGTCTGTTTCTTGTATTTCGGTTGGCCCCCATTCCTGAGTGTACGAAATACCGATGTTGCTCTGAATAGGTTCACCAATGTGTGATTTCTGAAATACACCAGGTTGTAACGTTTGTGTGATAATATTATCACGTCTGGGACTCTCGAAACAAACAGAAGGATCGTCGCTGTTATTGCGAAGTGATATCTTTTCAATAGTTTCATCAATTTCAAAGTCCTTCACGTCTCCCATACGTCTATTCGAGAAGACGTCTTTCACGTATTTCTTGATGAATGGTTTATGTTTTTCATCCTGACCTCCAACGTCCAGGATTAGATCCTCAATTAACTGTCTTCGTTTATATGACTCTGTATTTCCTCGTGGTTTTAAACTGTCCATGCGGTTTCCGTAATGGGAATCTTGAAACTCACTGTTGAAACCTTCAATTAAATCTCCATCTCTCATGATTGTTACTTCAGGAAGCTTGAAATTATCTTGTTGTGTTTGAGTAATTTGACGCATGGGTAAACTAGTCTTACATTGACATGGCACGTACATGCATTCCTCACACTTAGTTTGTAAAATACCATAGTTGTATCCGGATTTGTCAGAGTCGAAGTTAGTCAACCTGTTGATTTGAGAATGCACTGCGAAGTCATTGGTTCTCCAGGAGTCAAGATCATGAGATGGTGCTACAACGAGTGGAGGTATCCGTGTTTTGGGATTGGGACCGCCTACAAGTTGTTGGTTGGGTGAAATATGGGTTGTACTGTATTCAAGTGGTACAGAGTCGTTGCAAAATCTATTTTGAGTAATTGGGAAACCTACTTTATTAAGATCTGGGTATTTAGTTGAGTTGTACTCCCTCATGAATTCGTACAATTGTTGATTCCCGCACTCTTCTTGATGAGTACGTGATACTATGGATCCGTATTCAAAACCCTCAATGACGGGATCCGGTATGGATCCAGAGTATACGCTCATTGTAATCACCATTACAATGATTAACGTGCTGAACGCGAGAAAAGGTTTATAAGCCGCTATTACTATACATGCGATCAAAGCCAGTCGTGTGATTGTGTTAAGCTTGGTAGATAAATCATCCTCCGGACTTGGTAATAGATCGAACGATCTGAACAGTTGAGTCACGTCATACATCCAAAACTTTCCATTTGAAGCCATTTTTGAAAGATGATGATATTATCATATTTCAAAGTTTGACATCTTCAGTATCCAGTTTG